GTAAAACCCCCCAGCAGCACCTAAAGCACCACCGATGATACCACCTAGTCCACCTCCTCTTTCTTTGCCTGCTTTGTAGCCTTTGTAGCCACCATATAATGCTAATGCTATTGCTAAAGGGTTTGCCATATTTAAAAATTTTTCCTATTTTTTAAGATTTTATCTTATTTATCGACATGTATCAACTCATCAGCAAATCTACCAGTATATTGATGTTCTCCTACATGAGTGATCTTGTCAAGAATATAGGCATAACATTTGCCCCCTATATCGTTCCATAGCTTACAAAAAGCAAAATCTTCCCCTAGATAAGTCTTTGTTTTAGGGTCATGAATAGTGTCAAAAAAATTCCACATATGTTCTATTTTCTTATGTTTACCATTCATTAATGTATCTTGTTCTATTTTTAAATTGGGGTACTTTTCAATCATTTTATTAATAGTTTCTTTTTTAATTAACATGAACCCTGTTGGCGAATGAGTAACCTCTATTACTCCAGATTTAATCTTTATATTATTATTATCGGCAACTTTCATTGGATACCTATACAGACTTTTATATTGTAAATCTTCTAATGATTTAATTCTATCTTTTTGTATCATATTATATGCTTTATCCCAGCACATATCTTTTAAAGGATAGGGAATAGATATAATAGGTTTATCTGCTTTTATTAATTTAAGTAAACTTTCTGGTTGAAATGCAATGTCAGAATCAATAAACAACATATGAGAAAAATTCTTAGATAAAAATGAAGCCACACTTAAATTTCTACCTTGTGTTACTAAAGAAGATTTAAACATTCTAAACTCAACAGGTATTTGTTTTTTAAAACACATTTTCTGTAATTCTAATACGGACTGAACATAATGTATGGACATTTCTGAATGACAAGGAGTTGCCACCATTATTTTTAAATTTTTTGTTTCAGTTGTTTGCTCTATTTCATCGAACCAAATAGGATCATTGTTTTTTATGTTCATCTAATACTCCTGATAAAAAGTTAGTCCACTCATTTTTTCTAAATTTCCAATTATAAAATCTTTCATAAAAATCTCTTTGTTTTTTTAAGTAATCATGCATATTGTCTGTATGTAAATAATCAGTTACTCCTTCTATTGCATATGCAAAACAAGTAGCTAAATTTTTATAATTATTATCGTATTGAACATATACAGGCCACTCACTACAAGTTTCAAATAAAGCACCGTAGTTTGTAGATATCATGTGAAGTCCTGCACCTAATGCTTCAATAGCAGATATACATGAAGTTTCTTCCCATATATTTGAATAGGGAAATATTTTATAATTAGAAATATTTTTAGTTATATAATCATTATCATGCCAACCTTTATAATTTACATTTTTTAATTTTTCTGCTTGATCATATAAAGATTTGTATTCATCGTCATTTTGTTCCTTAAAACGATCTCCATAAATTTGAGTGCTAGAATATACATCTAAAGTAATATTATTTTTTTTAATTAATTGCATAGCTCCTAAAATAACATTTAATCCTCGCCATGGAGTAGGGTGAAATATCATTTTAATTTCATCATCTTTATTATGTTTTTTAACTTCTGGAAAATGTTCAATTGCATTTTTTATTACTGCACAACGATGAGTTGGTAAATTATAAGTCATTCTAAATTTTTCATAACACCAATGACTGTTAAACACATACCAAGAATATTTTTTATGATTATCTTTATTTTTAAACCATTCAATTAAATTAGGTTGATCGTAAGAATTTTGAACCCAAAGAATATTAATTTTGTGATCTGATAAAGGTTTTTTTTCTGGAACAGAAATAGTTATTTCAAATTCTCCAAGTAATGTATTATCAACATACTTGTAAAGTAGTTTTTCTTGTAATTCTGAACCACCTATGGGAAGCATTATTTGGTTTTACCAAATACTTGTAAAGATGCAACTGTTATTTTTTGATTAACTTGTAAATCTTGTTCCGTAGTATCAGTGTTGTTATCTGCTACATCTGCATCAAATTCTTCTTTAGATGCATATTTTTTTTGTGTTCTCTTATTTATTATTTCTTCTTCCGCTTTCGCAGGTAAAACTGGAACTTCTTCACCATTTATTATTACTGTTTTTGTCATATTCTTCCTTGTTTATTATATCTCTTATAACTTCTTTTTTCATTTTTGTTAAGTCTTTTCTTATGACGACCTGGCCGCTTCCTAGGTTTTGGTCTAGGTACATAGTGTACGAATTTTTGTTTAGCCATTTTCCTGTGATCTATCTATAAGAGCGTAACTTATCACACCTGTAATTTCATTTGCTGTAGCTGCTTGTACTTTCAACACGTCATCAGCTTCCATATTTAAACTGGACTTTATAAAATTATCAAATCCAGCAGATAAACTTTCGTGAGCAATGTCTACATTAGATCCTCCAGATTTTTGTAAAAATACATCTACGTTTATACTACCCCCAGCTTGATGGGAAATTTGTAACGACTTAGCAATTATAGTTGCATCACTAGGACAAGTTAAAACTGTCGTAATGTTAGTAGTTGTTAAATTAAACGTTTCGCTTTTGTATCTGATTGTCATAACATAAAATAATTAAACGTATCTTGTTCATTTTTCAAGTCTTGTTGATAAGATGTATTTAATTGATTCTCAACTGTTTCTAATGCTTGGTTAATTTGCCTGAATCCTTCTGCTGTATACTCTTGTGGTGGTTCAGGTACGTATACGTTTATTTTAGCCATTATCTTCTACCATCTGGATTTACATCAGCTCTAAAAGTTCCAAATCTCCATGTTTCATCAGTTGCTGTATTTTCAATTTTTAAATTTGCTGAACGTCCTCTTGCTCTAGTATCTACTTTTTGCGTAGATGAGTTTATAGTAAAAGGCCCTAATTGTGAAGAGGTGCCTGTATCAATTGGATAATCTTTTAAATTAATTGTGACTTGAGCATTTCCTTGCAAATTTTTAAAATCAGGCAAAAACCTTGAAATTCTTAATAAATATTCCCCATCTCCCTGGTAAGGTAAATCAAAATCTCCAGATTGTATGTATGCAGGAATTGCAGTTTGGGTACCATTAAGGGCAACTTCATTTAAACCACTTTCATGTTCGTATAATGTACTAGCACCAAATTTATTAGTTGCTCCACTTAAATTTGCAATTGTTGGAGTACCTGTAGTATTATATTCCGTAGCATAGGGTTTATCATAAGTGTCTGCATCTACATAACTACTTCTTGCTAATGTCATTATAGACCAAGTATTTTCTACATAATTATAAACTACAGATCTATTATTTTGAGTTGAAGGATTATTTAAAGGGGTTCCAGCAGGATAAAACCATACTATTTCATTAAATAAAGAATTATGTTGTCCATAAATAATTTCATTTGAAGAATAATTAACACCAACATTATCACCAGAAGTTGTGAAAACATAATCCTCAACAAGTGAAGGAAGTAATTTTACTGTACCATCAAATCTAAAAAATCCACCACCTTTACCCATCCAAAAAACTTGTCCATCTGCGTAAACTACTGAGTGTTGTCCAATACAACCGCAGTTAGATCCTACTTGTCTGATTGAAAATGTAAAAGGAGGGCCAACAAACTGCATAGTATAGGCAGCGGTATCCGTTAAAATAAGAGTATAGTCTTTACCAGACACTGCTGCTACAATCTTATTACCTGTATCTAATCTAAATGTTCCTGCAGTATTAACTGAAGTTGGTTGATAAATATTATAGTTTTCTTGATCTGAAAATCTAATAAACATTGGATCTTGTGAAGTTGTATCTCCTATTGTAGTTTCAGTTCCAAAATGTATTACATGTCTATCTCTATCTGAAACAACAGTTAGTCTTGTTGCAGTTGGAGCACCCACCATTACCGTAGCACGAGTAGTTAATTGAGGACTTGTAGTGCCTGGATCCCAAACAAAAGTTTTACTATCTTTAACTGTTGCTATAAGTTGTTGACCAAAGTTATCTAAACTCCAGTTACCTGGATCTAAAATTACAGTAGATGAAGTGCTTCCTGTTCCCCATGTACTAGAACCCCATGTATCCGTTCCCCAACCATAACCATAAGTTTGAAT